GGTTACCTCCTTCAGCCATTATTTTTTGTGCTAACGTATCGTAATTAGGTATTTTACTATATATTTTGTACAATTCCTTTGTGTTCTCCATAATAAATCTAAATGAATTATTATCAAAAAACTTAGCCTCAATTACATCAATAATCGTTTCTCCGTACTTCTTATCCTCAATTATTGCCTTTATTAGTGATTGTTGAAATGTAAATCCCAAATACCCAAAATTCCTTTCTTCCATGTTATGTTTTATTATATATTAAAAATTATAGTTCGTAATGTAGATATGTTGTTTCCAATTCTTCAGATGATAAAATGTCAGTTAAGTCTGACAAAATACGCTTAAGTTTTGGACGAATATCAACCGTATACCTAACCTTTGGATGGTAATAATATGCGGGGAATATCCTTTGAATAAATACATCGTCATTCAACTTAATGACTAATAAAAAATGTTCTCTATCCTTCTCCGGAGCATCTTCCACATAGTCCGAAGATAGGAAATAATTTTGATTTTCACACAAATAATCGGAACTTTTTATTTTTAAATCCTCCGCAATATCTTCACAAATATTTCTTATATAATAATGTAAATCCATAGAACGGCGGGATTGTTCTACATGATCCTTAACATTGAAGAATCGTTGACAGATTATGTTTCCTTCTAATGTTAAAAGAAACTCAAATTTTGTGATGTCAAGTTGTTGGTTACTCATAGATTTTTACTTTAATTGTTTTTTTTTTATTTTTTTCTTTTGTTGTTAATCGAAGAAATGGGTTTATAAATTTAATCCACGAATCGTCAGATTTTGATAATAGATTGAATATTCCATCGTCCCTCATCATTCTCATAGCATTTTTATATGACCTACCTTCTTGGTCTAAATTTTCATTTATTAGTAAATTTATATTTTCTTTAGCCTCATCAGTTAAAAAAGGTTCTTCCAAACTTACGATACGATTGTTAATATCGAAAAATTCCTCACCTAATACTCCGTGTTTGGTAACACCTGTCAGTAAATTTGCAATAAGTTTGTTGTGTTTGTCTTGTTGAAAGATTTCCTCACATTTGTTTTTAACTCGTTCAACAGAAATTTGTTGTGTTTTTAGTTCAGGGAAAACTGATAAAAATCTTTTTACTCCCATTCCTCTTATACCGGCAATGTTGTCTGAAGAATCACCACACATCATCTTAACCAATTTAACATTTTCGATTAAGATTTCTTCATGGTTGTATAGAATAGTATCGTTTTTTTTGTAAAGTTTTCCGTGTGAGGGATTGTAAATTTGTGTGGTTTCTGAAACGAGTTGAGTTAAATCTCCGTCTGAAGAATAAATTATTTTATTTTCGTTAGGTGAATTTTGAGTATAGTAAGCGATGTTGTCATCAGTCTCACAATACTCATATTCTCCCTGTCTTACAAATAACTCCTCGAGATATTGTTTTACTCTATCTCTTTGGTAGTTATAGGAATTTAATTCTTCTTCACTTCTAATTCTTTGTCTTCTATTTTCCTTGTAATGGATATAGATTTTCTTTCTGGTTTGTGAACCTTCCAATCCATCCCAAAATACCACTATTTTATCTAAATGATATGTTTCAAATGATTTTCTAAGAGTATTGAGAAAATGATAAATTCCTCCAATATGTGCTCCTTTATGAAAGGCGTTCTTAACACCATAAAAACCAATCGTGAGTAAATTGTCTCCATCAACAAGTAATACCGACATTTAAAATTAATTATAGATCACTCTCTTCTGTTACAACTTCTACGTCCGTAATGTCTGTAACATTAACACCTAACATCTTACTGATGTAATCACCACTTTCTTTTTTGTACTCTTCAAGAGATTTCTTTTCTTCTCCTTCCTCTCGTCCAGCCATAAATCCGTGTGATGTAACCAAGATACGTCCGTCTTCATATCCTAAACCATTGATGTGGTTTTTCATGATAGAGATTTTTGTTCTTGTTGCTATTTTTACTTTTCTCTTATCTTTAGTGATTGAGATTTTAGTCGTTCCTGCACCTTTTTGATTACCAAATAAGAATACGATACTTGAGTTTAACCAAATGGCTTCACCACCTTTTGCTTTAATCTTCGGTTGTCCGAAAGGATTATCAGGTAATTCTACCCAAGGTTGGTTAACAATGATTAATGTGTTCGTATAAGACTTATCTGTTCTTCTTGAACCTGAGATACGTTGGTTGATACCCATTCCAATTTTGTCAGCTAAAACTGATGCATTGTGTTGTTTACCACCTTTACCATCGTAAGTCATTTTACATGGAACCGAACCTACTGAATCCCATAAGATTAATAAATCGTGAGGTAAATCTCCTTTCTCTTGTGCATCTAATAATTCATTGATATAATCTGTGATTTGTTCAATGTACTCAAAGTCACTGTTGAAAAGATAATCTCCTCCTTTATCGAATCCCATTAATTCAGCATGGTCCCAACTCCATTTTTGTTCTGTGATAATAAACACAGGAACAATACCTTTCTTTTGTGCATCTACCGCCGACTTAACAAGTGCGGTTGTTTTACCTGTATCACTATGTCCTAACAACATATTGATGTGACCCATTGCCGGTCCAGGTATACCTGTAGCGTCTAAGAAGGCACTACCCAAATCGAAAAAACGGTCTGGTTTATATTCTGCCTCTTTTGAGAATTTCTTCTTAATGGAAGAAAAATCTGTTTTTTTAATACCTGCCATGTTTGTGTTTTTAAAATGGGGTGGATATTTCACCACCCCTATGAATTAATTAGAATGGTAAATCTCCATCAACATCATCTTCTTCTTGTGGGTCAACCACAGGAGTAGAAGTTTTTGGTGATGCAATTACCTCATCACTTGTTGATGATGAAACGTATCTTTTTTGGTCTGAATCCCAACGTGGGGCTTCACCTCTTGCAACTAACTCTAAGTAGTCTTCACCCTTCTTAGCATATACATCTGACCAAGTTAATTCATCCTCTAACCATGTTTTTGCAACATCTGCATCCGTGTGTAAAACACCTGAATCTTCAGGGATGATTGAATTAATTGTTGTGTATTCCTTACCGTTACCTGATTTAGTTAATGCCAAAGAAAGAATCAAATCACGTCCTGTTTCTGCATTAGTGATATCTCCTTTGTTACGGAAAATTGGGAATACTTTATCCATAATACCATCACCTTTGTGGTTATGTTTAAATCTCCAAAATTTAACTCCGTCATTTTCATGGTCACGGTCAATAACCTTTACAATGTAAAATTTACGAGAACGGTATGTACGTGCTAATTCTTTATCAGAATCAACACCAGTCATCATTAAACCTTCATAAACCTCGTTTAATGGTGAACGCTTACCTTCTTGTTTAGGGTCAAATAATTTAACCCATTTTCCATCCACTTGAACTTCGTGGAAATAAGCCTCTACAAATGGTGAACTACCATCTTTTGTAGGTAAAATACGAATACGTCTTTCTTCACCTTTAGAACCCTTAGGTAATACGGTTGTGAAATACTTCTTCATTCTATCCTCTTGGGATACCTTGTTTGCATTGCCACTTGTGGCGTTGTTCTTGTTTTTCTCGTACTGTGCTAGTACTGCGTCAAATGTAGACATAATTGTTAAAATTTAAGTTTTTAAAACGTTATAGTAAAATATACATAAAAAAACCCAGACTTGGAAATCTGGGTTAAATTATTTTTAAAGTTTTTTTTAAGGTTAAATTACCAAGAAATCACATATCTTGGATAGGTTCCCATAGTGTCATATGTAGTATCCACCGTAAAACCATAAGATTTTAATGTGGTAATCATTTGTGGGTTTACTCTTGCTCCATCCACCGTTATAGAGTATAAACCTTGAGCAGTTGCTCCAGTTACTAAACTATCTATGTAAGATAATGAACTTGTTGCTGTGTTTGATGCAATTCTTGCCGCTGAACCTGATATCATTTAATTTTGTTTTTTTAATAATTTTATTATTCTAATGTTAAAAGATAAGATAATTTATTCAATTCTCCTAAGATTTCGTCACGAATATTTAATAAATCGGTATCTGACGAGTCTAATTGCTCACTCATTTGAACCAACGCATCTCTTACTGTTGAAATCATACCCTTCATATCTAATTCAGATAAGTTACTTAATTGAATTGTTTTTGTTTCCTCATCTAATGTAAATCTACCATATTTTCCCATTGCGGACTCAATAAATGTGTCGATTAAATCACTTAATGAATCATAAAATCCACCAAATGCGTTGTGTCTAGCATAACCTTTGGTTTGCCAATGATTAATCTTCATTTGTGTTTGTAATCCCAATAAAAAGTTTACGTTAGAACTTATATTCATCTTCTTGTTGTTCTGGATTAAATGAGGTTTTTATAGTATCTGTTGGATAATTATCAACTTCATTTTTGGTTAATACATATTCATTTTTACCACTCGCTTGCATTTCACCTTGTTTATGAGCGAAAAATTCTTGTGGTTTTTCGTTAAATGGATATGAATCCAATGAACGCATTTCAAGTTTCTCAACTCCCGTTTTTGGTTTTGACGATTCAACTTTAGCGCCCAATTCGTCAATTTTAGCCATAACTTGGTCCATTTGAGATAATTTAGATTCTAAATCACTTAATTTGGTAAACACATCATCCATCTTTCCGATAACATCTCCATTTTCGTTTTTACTATCCTCAACATCTTTTTTAAGACTTTTAGTCATATTAACTAAATCTGTAATATCAATCTCTTCTGTTGTATCGGTTTCAGCCGGTACATCAGCAGGTGCAGCTGCAGGGTCAATAGGTGCTGCGGGGTCAACTGGTGGTGCCACCGCATCTAATGCTGGGTCAGCTGGTGGTGCCACCGCATCTAATGCTGGGTCAGCTGGAGGAGCATCTTGCTCCATTATCATCGTTTTACCATATTTGTTAATGGCTTTGTAACGATTTAATTCTTCTTGTAGTTTTTGTTCTAACATGGCTTAATCTTGTAATAATTGTCTTCCGTCGTTTGTAACGTATTTTTTATTTATTCTTTCAACAATTCCGTCTTTTTCTCTGATTGTGTAACATTCTCCTGTTACCATATCACATTCTTCTCTTTCCATTCCGTCATTAGAAACCTTTCTAACTTTTTTTGGATTTAAGAATTGATCTACTGCATTAATTTTATTATTTTCCATAATATTCTTTTATATTGTATAAATATCCCAAATTTGTTAATATTCTTATGTCATTGTGAAATAAACAACATCTCCATCATATAATCCCAATTTGGTCATTAATGATTGTGATAATGCGATTCCATATCCATCGATATTTGGTCCAACATTTATTGGTCCTGTTATATTATCCTTTGTGATGGGGTTACTACCATTTGGTGTTATTGTTATTTTTTTATTTGTTTTGGGGTTAAGAAAATGAGTGGTTGCTCCGGCATGTGTTATATTAACTCCTTGTGTTTTATTAACTGTTCCAATAATAATATCCGCAGATGCGACACTCAAATCAAATCTTAATGAATAAAAGTCTTTTTCTTTGTTAATATCCCCCCAAGTTAAATAACTAACATATTCTCCATTATTATTCATCGTCGTACCCTGTATGGTTTTTGATTTTAGTCGAGACAATAAATTCATTTGAATTGCGTCTTCAGGTTTATATGTTTTACCTCCCATCCCAACAGCAATTGCTCTAAAGTATTCATTCTTGTTATATGTTACTTTTTGGATGTATTTCTCACCATTATATCCGTTATATCTAACACCAAATACATTGACCCCTGTTTCTTTTGTTAATTGTTCTCCTTTAATTTCTTGTTCCTTACCCCCCATATCAATAGTAAATGTACCTTGGTCAGTACTAATTGATTTTTCATTTTTAGTCGAACCTGTTATGTTTAAACTATCTTGTTTAACTCGAGCAACCGCACTTTTGGTAATTCTATCGAATAACGCCCTATAACTTGCCATGAATGAATCTTTAGGGTCTGGTAATGAAGCATATGGTATTCTTGTACCCTTAAACGAAGTTGTTATGTTGTTGTTATTGATTTTATGTGATACCTCTGTAATCCAATATGAACCTTTGAACATTGGTATGTTTTTCAAATAAAAATACATTGTTGGTTGTATCATTACATTACCTAAACACGTAACATCACAAGTATATGACGCTTGTCTGTATATGTCAAATAATCCAATATCTACTTGGTGCGCTCCCGAACCTGATTCGGACCTACCTAAATTTTCTTGAGCTATAAATGATTCCGTAGTATTTCTTATTGAACTTTGGTCTAAACTAACCCCTTTGAAAATACTTTGGTTTTGGTCTCCAAAATTAACTTCAAACGCAACCACCTTATTTGATTTTGATAAATCAGCATTACTGAATATATCAGGTATGGTTATGACTAAAGGATTTTTATTTGCATTACCAACATTAAAGCTGTCGTCATTAAAATTGTATTTTTTACTAACGTCGGCCATTTCCAAATGTTTGGAGGTTGGTCCTGTGTATTGTAAAATCATCTTTGGAGACGATTCTTGGTAATCTACCTCTAAAAACGTACCAAATAAATTTTGAGCCACCTTTTTAGATGGTGTTAATTTAGATTTGGTTGTTAAATTTGTTCCATAAAAATTTACATATGCCGGTAAACCTCTCATATCAAATCCAGTACCATTTATCAACATACCAATAAGACCGTATAGGTTTTGTTTGTCGTTTTCCGGTTCTTCTAACGGTATTAGTTTTTCTAAACTAAAATACGCTTTATCTCCAATATCTCTGTTTGCTTTATCTAAAAATAAAAATTCCTCTAATAGCAATCTTTGTCCTATAGAATTACCCGCAATCCATTTATCATTAAATGATTTAAAATAATTATATTGTTCAAGTTTCATGGGACTGTCATTGTACCCATTTAAAATTGTTTGTTGTATTGTTTTTGTTTCACTCTTAAGACCAACAAGTTTAGATATAATAGTATTCAAATATAAATCTTGTCTATTTTGAATTCCGATATGGAATATAGTGTTATATGAAAGTATGTTACTAATTAGATATTGTTGAAATGCTCCTTTTGTATTTGTACCTCCATTTTTTCTATAACCCGCATAGATGTAAACTAAAGGTCTAAAAATTCTAAAATATTCTTCAGTAAATTCTACATTATTAGTACTGAAAAATTCCACATAATAATTTGTCGGTGTTCCCGTATATGGTTCTGTACCAATTATTAATTTTAAATCCTTTTGATTTGTTGTGTCTCCTGTTTGTACAATATCAAAATTATTATATGAGAAACTTTTTACGCTTCCACTTTCCGCAAATCCATTCCAAGTATATAAATCAATTTCTTTCGGGTTACCAATAGTTATCTTTATTAAATTAGAATCAGATAAAATATCTTTTGTTATTGTTTTTAAATTTTCTAGTTGTTGTTCTCTTAAAGTTTTTATTAACAAATTTGTGTTTGTTGGGTCGCTATCTTTCTTTTTAACCGTTACAATAGATTTTAATAAATTTTGAAAGTTATCCTGTTTTACGGATTTAAATTTTTTGTATGGGGTCTCCTCGATAACTCTTTCAGTTGCAAAGTCTAAAAAGTATTCCTCAAATTTATCTAAAATATCAGGACTAAAAGTTGCAATTAAATCATTAACCTTTTTAAATTTAATAGAACTATCCATCACTAAGTAATCTCCAAAATTAACATCAATGTGATATTCATCATAAGATGGAAACGTTTTACCCGTATAAGTTGTATAAACAGTTTCATCTGTCCACACTATTCTAAATGAATTTTGTCCTTTATTAAAGTTTTTTTCTGAATCTGAACCTGTTGTTAAATCTAAATTTGAAGATGAGTTTGCTCCAACTGATGGTAATAATGTATAGTGTGTATCTGTTGATTTTAATTTAGAATTATCAACAAATGATGTCCAATATCTAAATTCATCTCCGTTTGATACTCTATCAAAATTTATTGTGTTACTTGTTGTTCTACCAGTAAAAGAATTAACACCGCTTGGTGCATTAATATCAAAATGACTATAATCATTTATAAATTGGTGGTAAAGAGCATCGTAAAATGGATGAACTCCTGTATCGAGTACATCACTAACGGTTTCATTACCAATTTCAATTTCGCCAGGAACATTAAATCCGGGGCAAGTAAAAAATGCTCCTGTATCAATCGAAGATGTTATTCCACTTATGATATCAACATTTTCAGTTAGATACTTTTTATATCTATGATATTGGGAACCCCACTTTAACATTAAATGATATGGAATATAGTGTGAAGAACTTACTTCTTTAAATAATGAAGATGGTCTTGTACTCGATAATCCAAAATTAACCATTTCATCTAAATCAACAAATGGTAATGAGTTTAATAAGAGATATGCGGAGCCCGCATATTTTCCATATGATGATGTTTTATGTAAATCATTATATAATTGTTTATGGAAATATGGTGTGTTTAAAATATTAACAGAACTAAATAAACCATCAGAAGTATCTAAGTCTAATTTTCTTGCAAAAATATCTGTTGTGTAACCATCTTTAACCCAAAACATTGAATTGATTGGTGAACTAATTAACCCTTCTTTAGTGTTTACCTGTAAAATACCTTCAAATTTAAATTCTTGAGGTTCAAATTTTGGTTTTTTGATATAAGACAAGTATTGTTCAGAATTGAATGGATATATTTTTGTTCTATATGGTTCCGCCAAATATGAAAATAAATTACTATTTAAGTTTTTATAAAGATTTCCCGACTCACCACTTTTTTTAGATGTTGTATATTCTTCTATTTGAAATGGTTTTGCCAATAATTGGTTAACATATTCTACCGTCGGTAATTGGTCTTGTACATATGGATATCTTTCAAATGGTGAAAACGATAAAAGGTATTGCTCCATTTTCTCTTTACTATCTATCGTATTTAAAATATCTATAATGTCATAATCTTCTTTTAATAGTTTCTCCAAATTAGAGAAATCGATTAATGCTAATTCTTTTATTGATGCATTATTAAAAGTGTCGATTGCCATCGTATATCTAGACCTTTCATATATTTCATATATAAGAGAAGAAATAGATTTATTTGAATATGGAACATTTGGTGTTAAACTTAATAACGTTGATATGTTATTGAAATTTTGTTCTTGTGAATTTTCTTCAAAAATGTAACTAATATTACCAACATTACCTTCTTTTTGTGCTAATGAATCCAGTCTTTTAGTTGCAACTCCGTGATAGTTTTCAAGGAAATCTATTTCGGGCCAAAGTGATCTGTTAAAACTTTGTAATTTTTGTTGTAATTCAGGGTCTCCCGGATACGCTAAAACTTTTTGTTTACTTGGTGTTTGTTTTTTAATTTCAGGCCATGGATAAATTTGTCCGTCTTTTGACTCATCCTCCAAATTACCTATTATTTTTTTTCTTCTTTCCGCAACTTCAAATGCTCTATTATGAACATCTTTCATTAATCTAATGTAAACATCTGCATTTGCAAGAATAACACCTATAATATTTCTTATTGTAGGTTCAAAACCAATTCCACCCTTTGTTGGGTCTTTAATAACTTCATTAATTTTTTGCTCAACTTTACTCTCTAACTTGTCTCTTTGTGCAACAAATGATTTTTGTATGTTGAATATATCCGTTAAAATTGCATTTAAGTTTACAATTAATTTACCTTCATGTGGTGCAAAACCATTACAGTATTCACCAACTTTTTTAATTTGATTAATAAAAGAAAATGTTTCTTTTTTGAAATCTGCTCCTGTATCGTTAATGTATTTTTGAGCAAATAACTGTGTTTTTAATAGTTCTTTTGGATATTCTATTAATATTTTTTCTAATGTTCCTGCCTTATCAGGACTAATCAATTTTACCGTACTTGTTTTTTCCTGTCCTGAAAGATAACTATAAGTAACTCCAGTAACACCATTTATTTCAAATGTGTTTTTTTCTAAGTTAACCGCTCCCCATGATCTAACTGCAGTTTCAAAATTCTGTACTGTTTTTTCAAATTCCTTTAAACCTGCAAATATTTTATAATCAACTACTTGGTTGAATATTTCCTTTTCTAATATTTTATCTAAACTTCTTGCAACCGTAATAACTTCTCTTAATGTTTTTGTTGGGAAGTTTTTAGGTAATAATCCCTTTGCAATATATTCATCATATACCGACCTCAACATTGTATAACCTCTTGAAGATTTTGAAACCTTCTTCTCGTATCTACCCGTTTTTTCGTTAAAAGATGTGTTTGTTTCTTTTTCAATTGCATACATATACGGAGCATTTAATATACCCGTTAATGGTATGTCGTTTAGATATGCATATGTTGAACCAACAAATGTGGTTGAAACTTCAAAATTACCATTCGATTCGTTGTATCTTGTGTTAAATTTAACTAAATGTAAACGATATCTAATTGCTTTACCATAATACCCCTTTACCGTTAAGTAAAATATAGGCCACGGCATGTGAAAAAATGCATTATATGGTGAATTCTCAGGAGACTCAAATAAAGTCTTACCTCTAACATCAATAAAGTTTATGTTAATTTGTGGTATGAAATTAGCTCCTTTAATGTTGATGTTAATACTATCAATACCAAAAGATTGTGCTGTTCCGTCATAACCTTTATTTTCTACACCTTTATAAATTTGGTTACCGTTAGAATCTTTTTCAGTGATTACATTGTCACTACCATTATACGCCTCAGTCCATGATGTATCGTAATCTCCTGTTTTTGGTTTTAGAATGTTAAGTGTTCCTTTTGCAACAGAGACCAATGTGGTTTTATTACCTGAATCAACTAATGTGGTTCTTGGTATTAAATCAGCCTCTAAATTAACATACATCACCAAGTTTTCTTGTTTAACTCCTCTTTCTTCAACAACGCCATTATTCACAACGCTATTTGGGTCGATGTATATTAAATTGTTTTGGTCAACCTTAACTAAAATATCTTCACCACTGTTTAATTTATTGTTCGCCATAATATAACTTGTACAATTCTACAGCACTTTTATAATCTTGTAAAGTGCTAATCAGAGGAAATGGTATTCTAATGAAAGAATTATCAGGGATTTCAAATTCCACACTACCAAGTAATGGATTTGCTTGTAATATAATCCAACCAAATAATGGTGAATTATAATACTCTTGTGATATTTTATCTAATCTATCTTTACCCCTTTTATATTGCATATACTTATCACTTCCTTTTATAGGAATTTCAATGCCAGGGACAATTCTAAATTTACCGTCCGCTAAAAAATATTGGTACCTGTCAAAATAGTCCCTACTCATGGTTTATAATAATTTAGTGTATCTCCAATTTTATTCTTTGTATTAAATATTTTTTTAAGTACAGGTTTTGAATCCGGTGGTAAATCTCCCGTTACTACCTCAAATTCAATTTCTTTATCATTTTTCTTAACAGGAAATTTATCTAATTTAAACTTCTTCTCTGTTGGTTTTGTAATAAAATTATCAAATTTCTTTTCTAATTTTGTTTTTATCTTATCTGTAAAGTTTACAGTATCAACGTTATATAAATCCAAAATACTTTTCTTTTCATCTTTAAGTAATACAGATAACATATCATTCATATCTTGTGGTGATAATGCTGAATAATCTAATGTGGTTGTAAAATCTTCTGTAAAATGTTGGAAGTTATTTTTAATATACGTTACGACGCTTGAATAGTTTGAATAAAAACCTTCATTTGTAAATCCTACACTAAAGGTAACTCCACTATAATTTTCCTTTTCTATTTTACCATCTCTTTCGTATTTTGTAATAAAATTAACTTTGTCTAATGCTTCAATCACCTCTTTTCTAACATCTTCCACTTTTTTCATTTCCTTAAAATCACTAATCTTTTGTGTCTTATCTGAAATTAATTTTTTAACATGTGGTTTTAATAAGTCATTTGAATTAGATACTAATGATGATGGTAATACGTCTGAAAATCCTAAAACACTACTTAAATCCGCAGTATTGGAAACATAATTAACTAATGAGTCGGTTAATCTTATTTTTAATTTATTTAAATCAAGAGAAGGTTTATATTCTCCCAATAGTTTTATGTCTTCTGTAGATGTTGTATTGGTATTAACAGTATATCCGGTTATTGTTCTAAAATTTTGTGATAAAAACATTTGACCTATTTTGGGACCAAAGTTCTTTATAACTTCATTATATGCAGTTTGATATGTATTAAAGTAATTTCCAACACTACTGTAAACCATGTCAATGGCGTTAGTATATTTCATCTTATCACCATTAGGGGTTCCAATATATGTTCCTTCAACTGTTTTATTTGCATTAGCCGAATCATTTTTACCTTCTAACGCAAAACCGTTTCTTTTTTGTAATTCTTCTAAAAAATCTTTTGTGAATTTTTCAGCGTCTTTTCCGTCTATTTTAGTTGTTGTAGAAATTGCTCTTTCATCATACATTTCCGTATTAGCGAAAAAGTTTGATGATAATGCATTTTGTAATCTCTCAACAGGTTTTTCTAAACCTTGTCCTCCAATAAATGAAACTTGTAAACTTACATTAGCAATCATTGGTTGTACACCAATTCCTTCTGGATTTAAATCCCAAGTACTATCTTCATATGTAATTCCAACATCTCTAATAATAACTTTAGAATGGTAAAAATCACCAATTCTTAAAACACAGATAGGTGGTGGACCAAATGAAGTATTTCTTGCTCCCACATCTAATGGGTCCGAAACTCCTTTAATTGGAATTGTATCTCCAGGTCTTACACATTGTAATAAGAATGTTAATCTACTATTTAATCCTTCGGGTGTTGTTGAGTGAAAACCCGGATGGAAATATCTTAATTTTTCTTTTAATGAGGTAAATGCAACTGGTGAATCTTCTTCTAACTTTTTAAAGTAATGACACTCCGATAATGTTTTCATGATGATTCTTTTCATCACATCTATAGTAGGTTTTCTATTTGGTACAACCGTCGTTCCGTCTTGTTCAATTGTTGTTATAGGAACTGGTATATTTGGTACAACTATTTCCTGTGGTTGTTCTGGTTTTTTCTTATATTCAAATTTAACTCTAGCTTGTCTACAATAAAATGCAATAGGTGCGGTTTTCTTTAAACCCTTTGTAGTTGTTATTACTTGATTACAATTTAGATTTTCCTTTCCTCCATTATTTTTTATTGTAGAATCTTCACCATTAGTACTAAAAATAAATTTAATTTTACCATCACCCTCGTAACCAAAGTCTTTAAATGTAAATTCTTTAGTTAGTTGTCCTGTACCTGTTTTTTCAAATTTCTTTAATGTATCAATAGTAAACCAATTTTTTGTTAAATCAGGTTTAGTTCCATTATTAGAGATTGAATCGAATATATCTTTAAAAATTGCATACCCTCTTCTAACACCTAAATAAAAGTTATAGGTATTATCTGCAACTTCTGATGTCGATGTTGATACTGAAAAAGTAACTTCTTGTACTGTTTTACCTGATATGTCGTTTTTTAATGCAGTTATTTTAGTGTTATATTCAGTATATCCACTTTGTAATTCATTAAATGCAACATTTATTTTATCCGATTCTTTCGTCTTTAAAGTTGCAACATCAATCGTTCCTCCGTTAGTTGGGTCTTCTTTACCAAAAATAACTGTTAAATCTTTTTTGCCTGCAGTTGTACCTGATATTGCAAATAATTCATCTAAATCATCACTTAATCCATTTATATGACCATTTTTATTAACTAGATATTGGTCATAATATAATTTATAATTCTTAGTTGTTATATTTTTTACACCATTTTCAATTAAAGGATAATCGTTTTCAAAATAAAATCTTTTATCAAATTGTATCGTTGTGTCTTTACCTCCATTTTGTCCTTTGTCAGGTTTTTCAAATGTAACCGGTGTTGTGGTATATTTGTATTTTTTAATTTCTTGTGGTGGTTTGGAAGAATTTAAATATAGTTTTATTAGGTTAATATCATCACTATCTAAAGTTGTATAGGTTTGTATTAAACTATAAAAATCAATTTCTTCACATCCCGCAAAAAATGCATTTATGTAGTTATCGGCCTCTTCATCTGACATTCCTTTAAAGTGTTCTCTAACTAATAAATTTAAAATACTTGGGTGGTCAACAACAACTTTAAAAGATATTGTACCGCTTCTTGATGTATTTTGATAAGTGTAAATTGGTTCAGGTCTTCCTAAAAAAGAATTCTCTTCCCATCTTGCACTATTCTGTTCGTTCATTTTTAAATCATATGGTGGGAACCACATAACACGACCTCCGTTATTTCCTCTTTCACAAGCCGGTAAATCGGTAACTTTAAAACCATCTCTATTAGACGTTTTCCAAGCTAAATTCTCAATTGAGAACATATATTTTTTAGCATAAAAACCTCCCCCATATGGATACTTGTCAACTATATTAGTTGAACCATCAAAAGATTTATTACCATTAGACATTGGTGCGTAATTTAAATTCCAAGGTGTACTACCACCTCCCATTACACTACCATCAAATTTTCTTACGTTACCTGTTCTTTTCATGGTATCGGAATAGTGCATATATGACCTATCCTTTGTCCACACTCTACAATATTCAACACCACTTTCTTCACCTGAAAATTTATTTGTGTATTTGATTGCAGAACCTTTTGATATTCTTAAATCACCTTCTCCAAATACTCTACTTGTTTGGTCGATTACATTTCCAACATGTGAAATTGATCCTCCGTCGGATGGCATCGAATTTAAAATCTCCTGTGTAGTTCCTAATATAGAATCTTCTCTAAAATTAAATGCGGTGGATTTTGAATCGTCAAATGTTGATGATTCACTACCCCATTCTTTATTACCTGAACCTAATTTATTTTTAGAGTTTCTACTAATCCATGTAAGATTGCCAGTAATTTTACCTCCCTCAGTAATGTTTTTACTTCTGTGAAATAATTCGGCAGAAACTCTATCAAACATTATTGAAAGATAATATGGACTTCTAACGGGTCTATCATTAAAATCACCCATTGCATATTTTACATCTTCTCCTCTATCGTCCCCTATATATGCTATTCCCGCAGGTGCTTCGACACCTAAAATATTTTTTACTCCTTGTGCTGCCCTGTCAATAAAATTAAATAATTTTGAGGTGTTTTGTGATCTTGCAGTTGTTGTATAATTTGGTGCATATTTGTTAAATGTTAACGTATCAAATAATCTATTTTTTTGACCGTCACCCATATATTCGATTAATAAGTCCGAAGGTTTTCTTGATAACCTTGGTCTTCTTTTTATACCAATTAATGAACCTAGTACACCTGTAACATCTTGAAATAATTTACCAACTTCAGTTCTTGCTTGTGGTCTTATATTTACAGGATTTGCTGGATTCGATAAATAATCGCCAGGTATTTCACTAAATGGTAATTGTGTTCCTGAAATGGTTTGTAAAAAATCAATTGCTTTACCCGGTAAAGTTCTTGCTACTGTAATTTTATTATTAGGGTCAACCAATGGTTCTCTACCTGTAACTATGTTAAACGCAGTTGCGGTATTACCATTAAGAGCGTCCAATAATCTTAATCTACCATTTGTTGCTGTATCAATATTTCTTGATATTCTTGAAAGAACAGGTCCATCAGGATTGTTTTTAATATTGTTAGCCGCAAATTTAAATAATTCAGATTCATTATCATATTTTGATGAACCCATAATACCAACTAAATTATATGTTGGTGTATTTGTTGGAAAATAAGGATAAAGATTTAAACCATTACTTCTTCTTTGTATTAATACTGTATTTAAATCTTCAACAATTAAATAATTGTCAGAAGGTTGATTAACATTTAAATTAGATATGTTATCAACTTGTGTCTTTCTACTTGTAGAATCGTTTAAAACAACATCTCCATTGTCTTTATTAGACATGTCACTTAACTTATCAACTGAAAATGATGTATTACTAAAAGTCTGTGGACCATTAGGTACATTAAGTGTTTTACCTAATATATAATCTCTGAATTTTTTAGTCGAATTAAAGTCTAAGTAACTTGGCATTATATTTTATAATAAATAGATTTATTTAGTTTTTGGTGGTGTTGTGTATTCATCATTACCTGTGTTTATGAAATCATCTTTTATACTAGAGTCCTTAATAATTTGTCTTGACCATCCATCAACCAAAGGTCCATTAGCTTGAAAAACATATTCATTTCTAATTGTTGATGTGGTATTTGTGGCAGTTTGTCTGGCTTCCGCAGCTTTCTTTTCCGCTTCTGCAACATTCATTGCGTTTGTTTGTGTTGTTGCGGTACCTTGTGATTTTGGTTTTTCACCTTTAAGTTCGCTAATGTAATTACCAACCAACTTATTAAAGTTATCACTCATTTGAACCGTACCCTTTGAAACATTATCTGCGGTTTCTTTAACAAATTTTTGAGCGTCTTCCCCTGTTAAACCAGCAGCTTCAGCTGCAGATTTAGCCATATTAACTACACGACCTCTTGTTGTGGCGGCCATGAATCCAATGTCTCTTTCTATGTTTTCCATAGCACTTAACTGTCCTCTTGCAATGTCTTCTGTAGACATTTTTTCAAATGCGGCTTGGTTTGCTAATAATGTAGTTTTTTGTGCATTTGTTAAATCTTCTAAAATAACTTCTGTTTGTCCACCTAATTCACTCATTAAAGATTTAGGAACTTCAATAACCATTTTACCATCTTTCATTTGTGATAAGTTAGTTAAGAATTCCCTTTCTTTATCTTCCATTACTAATCCACTTGTCATTAAAGCACTCGCAGCGGCAGTTCTTTCTGAAGCCGCTATTGCACCTTTAGCCAATTCTTGATACGATATACCCAATTCACTTGCCATTGCTTTGGCCTTTCTTAGGTTAACACCTGTAATTTCAAATCTACCTTGTTCTTGATTATATGTGGTTAATGAACCCGCAGCACCAATTAATGCGTCTTGTAATCCTTCCACATTATTGGTTGCCATGTACATTAATTTTATTGGGTCACCAAAGTCACCCATAGCACCTCCCAATACCGATAAATTTGCACTTAATTCTAACGCACCTTCAGGACTAAACACTTTATCCGCAATCTGATAAACAGAATCCATACTTATTCTAAATTCATTGGCCTTTTGAACCATTCTATTTAATCCTTGTACACCATTTGCAAATCCAAATTCATTTAATTTTCCTAAATTGTCTCTTAAATCTTGTGTTGTTTTTTTACTATTCAAACCTAAAGATAATGAAGATTTACCAGCAGTATCAATGGCCTTGGTTGCGTCTGAAGCACCTAAACCGACTTTTTCAAATTGACCAAATACTCTACCCATTTCACTTAAATCTCCAACAAAAGACCTTGCGGTTGCTGCCGCTTGACCTATCGTTTCTTTTGATATGAGATTAAATCTACCCGATTCTGACATCATGTTTGTCATCATATCAGTTAGTTGTTGCATCCCATATCCTAATCTAAGTGTTGATGGATATGCGTCTATTATTTCTTCTCTTAGACCTTTTGAAAGTTCCCCTTGCATACCAACTTTTTCGTTGATATCTGTTCTTAATTGAGCTTCTTGTTTTAATTGAGTTGCTATTCCACCACCAACTTCTTCAACCAATCTACTAGCCATCCCCATTAGTCCTCCAGTTACCTGTCCTTTTTTATTAATAATATCTAACATATTACTAATTCTAAACATTTCACCTTCGGCGTATTGTGATGATTGTGTTTTTTGTGTGTCTATCGTTCCTCTTACAAAATCAACAGCCTTATTTCCAAAATTTTGTTTGGTATCCGTTATTGGTGTATTTGTTGTACCTAATTTTTCATTATATAACTTCCATGTACCTGCTAATGATGCTCCATCGGAGATGTCTCCCTTATATGCTTTACCAAATTCTTTTTGATACGCGTCGGCAAACGCAATTTTGAAAGCGCTTTCATTTGTAATTCCACTAGGTATTCTGCTTAATAATCCCATATCATATAAATAGATGTTTAATTATTTCCATTTTCTAATGATATTAAATATTGTATATAATAACGTCTGATATAGACGGGCATAGAAAGGATATCTCCATATGAGAATCCTCTTTTAACTAAAAATAAAATCTCGTCTAACTGTCCCTTTTTATAATCCGTAGAAAGGACGAAAAAACTCAACCCCGAATCCAATTTCAACTTGGATTGTGTCTCCTGACGGGGTGATTGCTGTTTGGGTTAAGTCTAACCCCGGTTTATTTTCGTTGATAAATTTTCTAAAATCTTGTGAGTCCTTAATCGGCATGTTCTCAACAAAGTTTCTAATATTCATTAGGTCTTTATTGCCCGCGACCGATTTAATCATCATTTCAAGTTGTTTAGTGATAATTGGAGCCACTCCGTTACCGTTCCAACTATCTCTAATTGCGTCTATTTCCTTTTCTTGTTTCTTATTTAAAAAATTAAATGTGATATCTAATTTTGATTTTTCCATGAAATAAGAATATTCACCATTTGAATCTGCAACTAATTTAAAGTCTTTTGTTTTTACTGTTGATAAATCTAATTCAAAATCAAACTGTTCTCCTGTTTTTGGGTCTGTTGATGTAACTTTATAATCACTACCAAATGAGGTATTTCTTAAGAATATTAAAATCGCTTGTCTATCCTCCTCAACCAAATCATCGATAGGTAAATCTTTATCTAAAATTTTTCTTTTTAGTAATTCATCAACAACTTTATTAGTTGCAATTAAACTTGGGGATGATAAGATATTCTCATCTGCGGCGGTTAAGTATGCGATTCTTACCGATTTTTTGTTATTTGTATAATGAATACCTCTACTTGGTAATTCAACTACGTCATAAGCAATGTTGGGGTCAATTCTAAATTCTTCCATAGTACAATTTAAACTATAAGTAGATTAAAGTAAAGTTTTTGCATAAAAAAACCGACAACCCATTAGACAGATTTACTAATTTGATTATCGGTTTTAATATTAAATAGAAACTATTAGTATACTTGGATACAACGGTCCATTCTCAAGTTACAAGTAATTTGAGCTAAAGCATCGTTGTTGTAATCTAAATCACCAAAGTTTAAACTTGTTAAGAAACAACCTTGGATAATCCATTTTTCAACAACAACTCCTGTTGGGTCAAGCATTTCAAGTTCAATGTCTTTTTTGTATCCGGCAGCATATCCCATTCTACCTGTTACTGATTCCGCATGTAAACGGAACCATTCCATTAACGCTTGAGAAGCTGAAGGACCAATCGGGTCTTTAAAAGTAACACTCATTTCTTCCCAAGTGAATCTACCAGCAACATAAGTTGAAGTATTCAAGAAAGGAATCTCTGTTGAGTTAATTTTAGCTGAAGGTCTTTTTGTTGAAGATACATACCATTCGTTAATTCCCAAAGATGAAGGGAATCTAAGAATAAATCTGTTCTGTCTTTTCGGTTCGTAGGGAACCGGCATTTTCATTAGTAAATCTGCCATTTTGTATTTGTTAAATTTTTTGTTATTTTATACTTCTTATAAATATGTGTTATTTGGAAATAAATTTATTTTTGGTTAGGTACTTGATTTTATCAATTATTTTTCGTAGTTTTTTACAAACCCTCCAGTATTCTAGTTCCAGTAATAAATAATATATCTAGTTTTTAATAATTTATTCAATATTAAATAAATACTAGTATAACCAGTTCTAGATTATACTAGCATATACTGGGTGCAGTAAAATAATCCAATCATTATACAAAAGGTTCCACGTGGAACGTTCCACAAATAAAGAAGGAGGTCCAAAGACCCCCTTCCTATTTTTATATCTCCTTTTAGATTAGATATTCTCAAATGAGGCTCCTGTTGGAGTGATTACAAATTCAACATCAATAAATTCAAGAGAACGAGTAGGTTTAATATAAATTTTACCTCTCAATGTGTTTGCATCAATATCTTCTGGGTCACTAGAAACAGTAACTTTGAATTCGTACAAACCTCTTTCCTTTTTAATTGAATCCAAGATAGGGTTAACCAATCTTAAGAACTCTTGTCTTACTTGCTCGTCATTTTGTTCAAATAACAATCTTACCGCAACTGCTGAAATTAATTTTCTTGCTCTCAATAATAATCTTCTTACGTTGATTCTATCCAATGCAGATTCTCTTACTTGAAGTGTTTTGTTACCCCAAATAATTGTACCTGTATCAGAGAAAGTTGCAATTGGGTTGATTCTATTCTTATATAATTCATCTCTTTCGTCTAAAGTTAATTTTTTGGTTGCTTTAATAGCGTTTACCAAACCTCTTGAATAACCCGCAACTGCGAACCAAGGATAAGAAACATTGTCAGTTAATGCGATATTCTTTAATACCTCACCTGTTGGTGGAATATATAATTGAGTTGCATTATCCGTATCTCTTACTTGAATCCAAGGCCAATATGTTGCCGAATAGTTAGAATCGATAGATACTGTATCTAATTCACCAACAACGTCAGCCGCTGCGGTTGTTCCCGTAATGTTAGGAGAGTTCATAATGTATAATGAATCTGCTCTATCGTTCTCAATCATATCAATTGCTTGATTAACCAAAGAACTGTGATCACGGAAGTTAATACCTGGAGTAGCAAATACGTTAATATCAACCGCTTCAGGGTTAGCAAATGTGTTTATAGCATCTAAGTAAGCATAATAGTCAGAGTTTCCATTATCAACGTTAAACACCCCACTATACGCACCGGTTGTTTTATTATTGTTGTAAGTTGTTTTACCAAATATATAACCGTCGGTGTTGGTTCTTGACGTTCTATAGATATCCCAACCATCTGTACCTCCACATGTTGCAAATGTAAATTTACGATATGCAATATTTTCTAACGCTCCTTTCGTTATACCTTCTAAATCGTAAGGTGTACATTGGTATGTGGTTCCTGTAATATCGGTAGCATTAACAGATAAGTGGAATCCGAAAGTTTCAGTTGTACCACTTGTACCTTTATATTTAAATAAATCCTTATCAAATCCAACTTGTGACGATAATCCTAACATTACTTTCTTTACCTTGTCACCCGACTCAATATTTTCAGTACCATCTGCGTTATATGTTACTACATCACCAGCGTCGATATATTCAGTTTTATAAATTACACTACCTAATGTTGTTCCACTAAAGTTTGCATTATTGACAAATCCTTTAAATCCTGCAGGGAATGCATCCGATGGATGATTATCAGCTAAAGATAACATTATATATTTTGAACGTAATTCGTACTCACCATCGGCGGTACCTATTTTTCTACCAACAAAACCTGGCATGTCAGGATTCATAGAACATCTTGAATATTTTTCAAGAACAACCATATTGTCATCAGTATCGTTAAAATCACGAACAACAATGTCAAATTCACCTGAATCTAAATTAATGTTTTGGATTGTTATTTTAACTTGGTAGTTAGAACCTTCACCGTCTGAAATTGTTATTACTTCAAATAAATCTGAAACTTTTCCACCACGAACTTCTGAAACCACCATTGGAGATAAAGATGTTGACCATTGACCTAAAAAGTTAGAACCTTCATCATTAAAAACTTTAGTTGTACTTAAACCTCTAATCAATCCTCTTTCATAAGCGGATTTAACTAAGTTAGGATAAGATTCATAAACATAAAGAGGAAAATCTTCATATGACTTATCAAATACATCAGAACCTAATACTTTTTTAATGTATTTTGTTGACGTTGTATCTAAAGTACAATTGAATGATTTTGCACCTCCTGTTAATCCTGTAACATTAATTTGAAATTCACCCAATGGATTTAATTCAATATCTGTAACTTCAGCCAATGAAACTTGTGTGGTGCCCGTAACTTCATAAGTTAATATCTCTGAAGCATAACGACCTCTTGATCTTAATGTTGCCACAGATATACTATCATAATCGGTATTAACCTCAGCACCAAATGTGTATTTTACAACATCAAATCTAGTAGTACCTGAATTCCAAGCAAATTTATATGAATAAAGTTGATTAATTGTTGCACCTGAATTAAAGAAAGTATTGTACCATTCTTTATTATTAGGTGTTTCACTGTATACCTTACCTGTTAAAGGTGAAACCACTTCTAATGTTGTACTAGGTAGTGTTACACCTGAAGGCATTAAACCAATTGTAAACCATTTACCATCATCTGTAGTTGTAAAACCACTAAAATTTGATACTATATAACTTGTTATTGATACTCCTTCTGTTGAAGTTTTACCTGATAACTCACCATATATTGTACTTCCGGTAATTGTTGCGGTCGTTGCGGACATAGTAGTACTTCCAGACGTACTATAACTTGAATCCCAAGTAGCACCTGTTGGTGAAATACCACCTAATGTTTTTATTGCGAATGTTTTACCTGCTTTATATCCAGTCAATCCAAGTACTCTTGTTACGAATAATTGGTTTGACTCTTGTAAATAAGATTTAGCTACGTAAGGTAACTCATATTTTGGGTTATTAGATCCGTCTCCATATTTTTCTGGAGAGGTACCGCCAAAGTATGTTTTGAATTCGTCGAAGTCTCCTACTAAAATTGGTTCGAAAGCTGGACCTTTTAAGGTTTCACCTACTAATCCCAATGTTGTTACTCCGACACTTTGAGCCACGAATGTTAGATCCTTCTCAGATGTGTAGACACCTGGAGAAACGAATACTCTGTTTGAATTTGCCATCGATTGTTGTTTGGTTAATTATTTTTATTAGTTATTCTATAAATATCTTTGTTTTTACCAAAGATTTCCGTACTTTTCTTAAAAAAGATAGTAAATTATCTTTTTATATCTAAAACTATCTTTCATTATGGAAAACAAACAGAAAAATGTAAAAATCAGTGAAAAACATCACGAGATGTTAAAAGTCCATTGTGAAAAGAACGGATTAAAAATTTACAAAGTCTTAGAAAAATTTATAGAAGACTTGTGTAAACCAAAAAAGAAGGACATGTATGGTGATGATTAATAAAGATACGTAACCCCTATTCTTGACCCAATTACAGGTGCACCACCCAACGTTATTCTTTGGTCACTAGTTATATCAAAACCTGAACCTTCCTCTTGTAATAGACCGTTTATGTCTACAGTTATGATACTATTGATAGAGTTGTGTAATGTAAATTCTAATGTTGATCCATTATATGTAAAATATTCCGTTGTAACTTGTAATATGGAACCATAGGTGTCGATAATTACACTATTTCTACCTTTATAATATGTTATAGCTATTGAACTACCTTCAGGTGGTGGTTCGGAAAATGTAATTTTTGATGTGTACGCAACGTGAAAATAATCCGTATCCCTCTCTTGTACAAGACCGTTTACCGATGTGTTGAATAACGTTCCTATACTTTCACCAACACTAAATTGTGTTTGAATTCCATCGGCAGGAAAAGTAGCAACTGTAACATCAATTAACTTGTTAATAAATTTTTTACTACCTGGTTTCTGATCTATAAATTCATTTAATAGAAAAAATCTACTAATTGC